GAGACAAACTTCGCAGATACATGGGTATCGCCAGCGGCCATATCATTCCTTTTGAGTAGTTACTTCTGCGCTTGCTTCTTTACCATCCGGGAGAGTAATGCTGATGCTCTTCTTTCCGCCCAGCGCCTTCAGCCCTTCCATCACTTGCCCAATGGATTTCACGAGTTCTTCGTGCATCTTGTTTGCCTTCTCCGTTTCCCCCTTGCTTTCCTTCTTCTCTTCCTTAGCTTCAGACTTTATGGCCTCGGACTGAGCTTTCATTATTGTCTCTTTAACCTTCAGAGCGTGCGCGTCTCCCAGAGCCTTAGCATCGTTGAGGGCAGACTCAATAATGGCCTCCACCTGCATTTTGTCCGCCTTGTTACGGAGCTCAAGTTCGCGCTTGGCATCCTCAAGATCGCGCTCCCTAGCGTCTAGATCTCCAGCCTCTTTGCTGAACATCTCTGTCTGCTTAAGACCCGCAATCTTAAGGTCTACATCCGCTTGCAACTTAGCTATACGCTCTTTAGACGCAAGCTCTGCGGCCTGAATCTTCTCCTTTGCCATATTCTCAATCTGAATCAAGCGCTCCTTAGCTGCCGCGTCAAACTGAGCAAGGCTCTGTTTAGACCTGATGTCAATGACTTTACCCTCTTGCTCAGCCTTCGCCTTAGCGACCTCTGGGCTCTCAGGAACCGGGCCTTGAAGTTGTTTCTCAACTTCACGAATGTAGTTGTCAAACAGCGTTTCAACTCCGCCGCTGGTAGCAAAGGAAGCGCCAGCCCACTGTAGAATCTTGAGCATGAAGGGCGCAGCCTTCGGCGCTTGCTGAACAAGCGGCGTGATCTGCGATACGAACTGCCCCATGGAAGTCACAAACTCTTGACGCATCTGCTTCTCAGCATTGTAGTCCGGAATGGACATCTGCGTGCTGGACACATTGATGCGATACATCAATTGCCACGAGTCCTTTATTAGCTTAATCGCCTCCTGCGCGTAGGGCGCATCCGGAGTATGCATAATCAAAGATTTACGCAGTATAGACTCAGGTTGCCAGTGGCGGGCTATGATGCTTGCCTTGATGTCCATAGTCTCGGCTACAAATGAGCCAACCTGCATCTGGTAAAGCTGGAGTCTAGAGCTGGAGTATTGAGCCTTGAGTTGCTGCGCCCCGTAAGTTTCACGGGCATTCGTGACTCCACGCATTATATCACTGAGGCCAGTAAGCTCATAAATCTGCTGAACACAATCCACACGAGCTTCGCGCAACTTCTCGATTACCGCGACAATAGCCTCAATAGGCATCCAATCCACCACGCCCTTGATGCCGCCCTTTTCAGCGAACATGGCCCAATTATCAACAGGAACGAGCTTATTCTCAGTCCCCTTGTTGAACATAGCCTGCACGCCCTCTGCTGATTTGTCATAAACACCGACAGCCTTACACGCCTCGATCAAATAGCCGAGGCGGATATTCAAACTATTCAATTGTGCATACTGATCTTGCACCATTGTATAGTCAGACCGAGCTATGAACTTCGTCGTGGTCGTGTTAGAGACAAGCGGGCGCGGGCAGGGAAAGAAGTTCCGTAATCCAAGAGGATCATCCTGAACATCTAGTTCCTCATCTAATTCTGGGGCAATCCAATGGACTTTTCTAGTCGTCTTGCACCAAATCTCGTAGACCTCACCCCGGCGAGCGCTGTTTTGCTCATCCCCAGATGCGACAGCGTAGCTCTTTCCATCCTCAGAAGGAACTTTGAGCGGAATTCGTGCTGCGCGCTTTGGAAATCTCTTCTCCAGAGCCGTAGGAGTCATCCAAACTCTACGCGCCACCCAAGTAACTTCTTCCCAGACCTTAACCGGAGAGTAGAGGAAATCTTTCCAGAAGACATACTCACAAATGACGTCCTCGTCCTGAATTTCCTTTATTGCGACGCCGCTCGGGCTCTTCTCGGAGACTTTAGCGTCGTAGCGGAGCCAAAGTTGCCCCATTCCGGGAATTAGACGATCTTCAACACAATGCTCCAACGCATTGTGCATATCTGCGCCACTACCGTTCGGTCCAGTCTTGAGCAAGCGCTCGATAATCGCAGCGGCAACGCGGGCAACATCATCTTCTGGGTCTTGAAACTCGCGAGTGGCTAGCGGCTTCGGCGGATTACCGTAGAGCGCGGCCTTTAAGATCGCTATGTTAGCCCAGAACATATTGACCTTGTGCGCCCCTAGCCCCTCATCTTGGGATGCCTCCTCATCAAGATATTTCTTGACTACGGATTCTCCAGCCGTATGGAATTTCTCCATAGAACGAAGGGACAGCTTAATCTGTCCATGCCAGTATTTTACATCATACTCGGCCATTAGTGTATCCTATCTCCAGAGTTCGGCCCACACTTAAAGGCGTCCTCCAGAGTAAATGAGTAGTGAGCGGGGACTGCTATAGGCCCGACCTTCCTTGGGGCTACAGGAGGTTTAGACCTACGAGCAACCAAAGAAAGATAGCGAAAAGAATCGGCGAAATTGCTAGCCCAATCGTGTAGCGGCTTGTCCCGAAATGCCTTCTTTTCGTCATCAAACTCTCGCTTGTAGCTCTTCAAAGCCTTCAATCCCTCGTAGCACCCTGTTTCGTCAAACACTATCTCTTTAAACATCATTCTTGCCGCAGAAACTCCGTCTTGAATGCTAAGGCTGGGGACTAAATGTGGGCGAACTCCATTGGAGAGGAATTGCTCTACTATGGAGCGCCCTGTTTGCAGAGATTTAGCCCTAGCATCGTGGGGAAGCCAGACGTTACCCATCGTAAATCCTGCCTCACGTTGCGCGTGGAGCCAATTGAGATAGAAATCTATGCTCTGGGCGTGCCACTCCTTGGCGAGAGTTACGAGAAGGTGATCTGGAAACTCCTGCCAACGCCAAATCGCCGTAGTGTCTGTGTATCCCAGATCGAAGACGTAGTGGCTCGCTACACCGGGGACACTTGGGAAGTCTCCCACTTTCGCCTTCTTCATTTCCGTGCCGTAGTAGCTTCCCCTCACAGCAGCGAACCACGAGCATTCCATTTCTGACTCATACTCATCCTCAGGCATGGAGGCCTTCATTTCATCGAGTTCTGCCTGAGGAATAATGCCGCTTTCCGAAGCCTTGAGTATGAACCTATACCACGACGGCGAAATACCTGCTTGCTCCCAGACATCGTAAAAATGGTTCGGGCCGTTCGGGGTGCCAATGAAAAGAGCCCATCCCTGTCTATCTGACAGGGCAGGACGCAAGATTTCCGACCAGAGATTGGGTCGGCAGTTACCATACTCGTCGACCGCGACTCCGTCAAAATATAATCCTCGAAAGGAGTCTGGATTATCTGCTCCATAGAGGGTTATCCTTGAACCATTGAAGAGTTCAACACTAAGCGCAGACTCGGAAGTCTTAACCGCGACTTCCTTTGCGTAGTGCTTTAAATAGTCCCACGCGATTTGCTTCGCTTGGGAGTAGAAAGGGGCGATATATCCGTATCTTGACCTTTCCTTCTGCGAATACAGAGCTTTGGTGATGATGTCGTTGATCGTAGCTACTGTCTTTCCTGCGCGCCGGTGGCAGACGAGACAAGCCCAGCGTTGATCCCTACCATGGAAGGGTAGGAATTGGACTCGCGGCTCGTATGGAATGGTTACTGTCTTCATTCCCGCCCCGTAACCTGAAAGCGCAGCCTCTGCGCCTGCATTCTCTGGAGGTTAGCCCGCTCTCTTTGGAGTGTAGCCCTCACGTGCGCGGGAGCGCTACTTATGGCCTTGTCCAACTCCGCGAAATTGTGTGGCTGGAGCTCCATGCTGATGGTATCTTCTTTCTCCTCTGGCGTCTGGTGGGCGCGCATCATCAACTCCTTATCTCTAGAGTTGAGGCGGCGTTGTCTTGCCAAAGCGTGGAGGAGATCACTCATTCCTCGAACCTCAGCGGGAACTGCCGAGTATCATACATACGGTAGAATGGAGAGGTATAATTCTTCTCTACCTTCCCGCCTCCCAGCATGTGGCTCGCTGCGCTCGCCACGGCGAGCTGCTCTCCCGCTTCGCGTCTATACATCTGTTGAGACGCGAGTTGTGGATGCTCTTTGTAGAGTTTCAGAAGCTCCACCTGCTTGAGTGCTAGCTTGAGCCGCTCTGGGGAGTCCATATCCTTGGGGAGTGGATCTCCCAAATCTTTGAGTAGCATCCGCGCTGCCGTGGAGTTCGTCCCTCCCGGCCAGCCCTCCACAGCCTGAATCTTATGCTGAAGTTCGTGACTTAAAATCTCTGCCAGCCAGTTTGGGTCATCCTGCGGGCCGAGGCCAATCTCATTTTCGTTATACCAAGCTCCACCCTTCGGGGTATTTGCATCCCCCTTCACGCGCATCTTCGACATCGTAGGGTAGGCTCTTAAAAGGCGCGGGGCGTCGTATGCTTCGGTGAAGGGCATTTCTCCGCGCATTGATTCTTTGAACTTTGAGGGCAATCCTTCTGTTCCGGGCGGGAACAGAGCATCTAGCAACGCGACTTTAGGCTCCCCCTCTGGAATTTCATA